AGGATGTTGAGTCCTGGTGGGAAGGGCCGAAGCCCCTCCAATCAGGAGTCAGTCCTCATGCCTGCGTTCCCAACGAAGCAGATCCCTGTTGAGATCTACTTTACGTTGGAGTACAACGCAGAACGGGACTAGGTCTTGGTACTCACGCATGCCATCCTGCCATTGAAAGAAAATCTCGAGAGCAGCTTGACGCTGTTCTTCAAGTTCTTGATCAATGACAGGGGCATCTCTCCTGGCAAGCAGGCGAGCATCCTGCGTGAGAAGTTGTTCAACAGCTTGGTAGTTCATAGAACTAGCTTGGTGTCGTGTGGTGTAATGCAGGGAGAACCCTGCAGAAAACCCACCGTCGATACGCAAATGCATTAAGCTACGACAATGGAAACAGATCCAAGAAAGTGGAAGGCGGTATGTTGGCAAGATGCCAAAAGCATACCAGCTAAACCCGGATGCTATGCATTGGTAGATGCCAATGGCAATGTTCTATACATTGGTCGCAGCAAAATACTATGGAATCGATTACGTAATCCTTCTAATCATCCAGGTTTTCAGCGTGGTGATGTTGATTACACCACTACTAAAATTACCTGGATAGAAGGATGGAATGCATACGATTCAGAAAGAAGCTTGATAATCAAATGGAAACCAAGCTTTTGTCAAGAACGTATCAAGACGGAAGGGTTAAGTGCAGAGATCAGTTCATGTACTTTGCATTGATGCAGTAGTACGTGTCACCAAGGAAAGACTTGGTGTAGATCAGGTTATGTCCTGGTTGGTTGTGGCACGTGGCCTTGTAGTGTCTGTTGAGAACTTTCTGTGCTCCAACAGATAGGAGTAAGCCAAGACCAGTCCCACAAAGGATAGCAACACAGGCGTCTGAGAAGTAGTTACGTTGGTAGTTGCGTTGCATGAATCAGTTACCTTGCTTGGGTTGGATAATGAATGCCATGTCGTTCGGCATGATGAGTGCCGCTGCCCGAGTACGATACTCGTTCAGCTTCTCCGTCATGCCTGCCTTGGTAGGTAACTTGGTATTCTCAACTGCTGCCGCAGTATTGACAAGGATTGACGCAAGGTTCTTGCGGATGTTCAGTGCAGTCATGGTGTCGTGTGGTATAGGAGCAGGAATTGAATCCTGCAGTAAAGGGCCGAAGCCCCTTAGAGCAGGAATCACATAAGCTGACGCTTACGTTCTTGTTCCATTTCGATGCCGTAATGGTAGTAGTCTTCCATTTTCATCAGCATCTCTTTCATGGAACTAGGGATGCCACCGCCAAGAGTACGTACGTCACGCTCCAACCATTCCTGGTATGTAGCATCGGTATCGGGATCGAATGTATTCCATAGCTTCTCGAATCGAAGCATGGTTGATTCGCCGCCGTACCATGTGACGCGGTACTGTTTCTCAGCGGATGGCTTGTAAACCAGTGCAGGTGTTTGCATGGTGTTGTGTTGAGTAAATGCCACGGGATTGTGGCAATGCCTGGAAGGGGAATCGAACCCCTCCTACACCATCAGGCTAGTGTTAGATGTAGGTTGTGGAACCAAAAGTCAGAGAACTCTTCCTCTTCAATGGTGTGAACGGAGTAAGTTGCCTCTGGATCCATAGCTTGTAGTTCACCTGCCGCCGCATATGCGTCGGAGTAATCTCTCCAAGCAGAAACATACCCTGGGAAAAGGCAGTCGCCATTCTCTTCGTACACTGCAAAGAATTGCATGGTTGGTATGGAATAGATGCCACGGGATTGTGGCAATACTGAAAGCAGGGATTGCACCTGCCAATGCCGCTTATACGGACTCAGATGTCGTAACCGTTGGTGATGCACCAGTTACGGTGGAGTGTGTCATGCTCCTTAGGCCAGTCATGGTTAATGCATTGATGAGCAGTCGCCTTATCTGTGAAGTAGATAACGGCTTGCCCACCAATACCCATGATGGAAGCAGCGATGATCACGTAGGTTGCAATGCGTTGAGTCACTGTCGTTTGGTGTAGATGCCACGGAATTGTGGCAATGACTGGGCAGGGGTTTGCACCCTGCCTCCCGCTTAGACGGATCAGTCGGTAACGTAACCGATCACACATGCCACCACGAAGATGGTGGCGAGTGCGAGTGTTTCGGTAACGGTGAAGGTCACGGTGTTCTCCGTGTGTGTGGTGCCCATCTCCACAGGGGGCAATAACTGTGGGAGGGTTTGCACCTCCCAACCCGCTTTAACGGATCAGTTGTTCTCCAACATCTCGTCCACATAGGACTTGATGACCTGGAGGTGCTGCGCTCCAAGAGTCTGGCTATGACCATGCTCAAGGAGATCAAGGATCTCGAGCATGATCTTGTCGCCAACCTCTTCGCGAGAGAGCAGCTTGGTGGGGTTGATGGTCACGGTGTTACTCCGTAGGGTGAGCTTGGACTTACACCACTGAAGTGTGGATGCCAAGGTCGTGACCGACCGCCGAGTTGTCTGCTACGTTTAACGTCCAGCTCGACGAAAGATCCTGGTAACTGTTCTGTAAGACCAACAGGCGGCTGTAGCCTAAATGGGGTCGCGCACGAGGTATAAATACCTAGTCGTGGGTATAAATACCTAGTGAATTGACAAGGATTGTACGGTAATTAGGTGGGGATTAAGTTGATTGAGGGCTGTAGTGAACCCTGGCTCTCACCAGGGTAAAATACAAACGTCAACGGCAACTGCCTTCGATAACTAATCCGTGATCTTCGGGACGGCGTGTAATCCACACCTTCCACATCACGTCGTTATCCATGTAAACTTCGCACTCATACAGTTCCTCTAACAGGAACTTAATCACTTGGCTAGCTGTCCAGCCACTGGCTCGCAGCACGCCAGACTTCATGACAACCTTCTTGCCTGCTCGCAGCGCAAACGCTGCATCGACAAGTCGGCTAGTCATCTCATCTGTGCTAATCGTCGTCATTACTGTCGTCATGGTACCGAATACAATGGAACTCTGCGTTCTTACGGATGCGCAGCCCCCGATATACTTTCAACCCATCCCACCTTTCTTTTTTTCTATACGCAATTCATCACGCGTGGGGTGTTGGAGAAGCGCCAGTAAATTTTTTCTCCTTTTTTAGTCCCTATAGGGCCGGTCTTATGTATCAATACGTACATAACACCTAAAATGTGTAGCGGTATCTAGGGTTTTGCCCAAAAATACAAACAAAAATGCCGGGGTTTTAAGCCCCGGCTGTATTAATGCAATTATTTTGTGTTTTAACTGTATAAATCTTTTGCTTTTTTTGCTTTAATCGCTGCTTCTACGTGCGATTCCTTATCAGGCTTTTGTTTTGCCAGTTCTTTCCGTGCGCCAATTGCAAATCGCTGCACTGAAATAGGATCTGCCCCAGTTTTTACAAGGTTTTCGGCCTCATCTGCAATTGTGTCTAACGCAGTGATGCGAGCAGCTCTATCTTTGGGGTTCATCTTGGTACTTGCAACCCAATTCCTGTTGTCTTTATACTACTTTACTGCAATCTTTCGCATTTCATGGCCTAAAATACAAATAACAAGCAAACAATAGGTAATAGTTAGTCCCATGGCCCTGTCTCCCGCCGACTTTGCCGCATACAGCCGTGCCACTGGGACCCCATACCCCGAAGATCCGGAAGAAAGGGCAGAGTTAGCGCCAGATGTCCTTGAATTCCGCCGTAATCAGCTTCGTGCGCCACAAGAGGAGTCAAATCTACCCGGCATCTTGGGTGCCGCAGCAGCAGGCTTGGGTGTTTTAGGCGCCGCTGTTTTAGGACGTAACTTTTATAAAGCTCGTAAAACTGCTGATCAATCGGTTCAACGTGCTGCTGTTAATCCAGAAAGCATGGCGACAATTTCTAAAGCCTCTTATAAAAAATCGACCGCAATTCCACAATCAACCGTTGATTTAACCACCGTTAAAGCACAGACTGATCCCCTGGTTCAGGTACAGGCTTCTAAAACACTTGATACTGGATTGCGCCAGAAAGAAGGAAAAATCACACAACAGCTTCAACGTAACGAAGACTTGGACTTGGCTTCCACGTCCGCTGGCCGCTGGATGCAAAATGAAAGAGCTTTAATTCAAGATGAGTTTTTAGAAGAAGGAATCATTCCTACACCTACTCTTATTGAAAACGAATTAGCTAATCGCCTTGGGGCAGAAGCTAGTTCCTATGGCTCTAGTTATACTCGCAGAAAAAATGCACTGCAACTTGGTGCTACTTATGGTGGCAACCTATTTACTAATGTAAAAGCGGACACCGTTGAAATTGCAGGAATGCCGATTCCTGTTTCTGAGTTTAAACAAAAATATATTACTGAAGAAGTTGCGTTAGGCCGTCTACCCAGACAAGAAAACATTAGTGAATTTGTGAGGGATATACGTCTCGCAAAAGAAGCAAAAGCAGAAGCAGGTGCCATGCAGCTGGATGACGTACGCAATCAAATTGGTTTACGCGAAGAAGATTTGGGAATGCTTCAATATGCTGCACAACAAGAGAAAGACCCTGTTCAACGTCGTGCACGCCAAATGCAAATTGAAGGCGTTCAAGAGGAGTTAGAAGATCTTACCGATACCTTTAACAGTGTCAGGTATAACTATCTGGTCAAACCAGAACGCAGTCTGGCGGGTGCTCAACGCTGGGCTCAACAGACAATTGATAAAGAATGGCCAACATCTCTTCGCCCAAATATTGAAGAGGGATCGCGTATTTTCTTTGAACAAGATCCGACAACTCTTCAACCTATTCCAGCTAGCGTAGAAATTCGTTCTGGTTATCGCCCTTCTGTTCTTAACTTAGAAACACCATCTTACGTTGGACAATCTGTTTATCAACCAGATGTAGGAAGTGGGCTTTCGCCTATTCTTCAAGCCGCAAGCGGTACATCTATTCGCGGAAAAGGAGGACGTGGTTTTGTTGAAGAGCCTAAATTTGAACTGGCCACTGGTGGACAACAACGTGAATACATGCGCAATGATCCTAAAGGAGGTGTAGGTATTTACGGTATGGAGACGGAAGGACGGCCTGCAGGCGCCATCAGACCTGGTACTCCTGGTGATGTAGTACGTAGTGGCATTGCCAAAGGTGTAGTTTTGCCAAATACAGCTGCTGCACGTAGGCGTCCAACTGATGTTCTTACTGAAGGAGGCGGATATATTGAATCCCCTGAAGATGTTTTAACTTTTGGCACAGGTTACGGAGGCACGCAAAAAGGACAACGTATTGCTACCCGTGGAGCACAAACGCCAACTGTCAATCAATTGACTGTTAGTGCATTGTCTGACTTAGATGACAATGCTTTAAATGAGATGGTTCTCATGGGGCAAGCTGCAGGTGATCCTACAAGTCTTGCAGCCGCGCAAGAAGCAGAAAATGTTTTGCGTTACCGAGGAGAGACAGAAGCCCTGGGACGGCAAAAACAAGCTTTGTCTTCTGTTCGTATGTCAGAAGCTGTTTTACGTGCAAACAGAATTGCTTCAGAACGCAATCCAAGAGGAGGTGTTTTGCCCGATGAACTTACTACTATTCGTAGGCAAATGGAGACTTTAGAGCCTCAAGAAACTTCTTATCGAGCGCGTGACCCTTATTCGGCATCTTCTCTTCCTCCAAGTCAGCTTGGCTTGCAAGGCATTACGGGGTATGCGGCAAGACAACGTCAATCACCAGCAGACATAGCCGCTAATCAATTAGAGGCTTATATGAGTAAGCTGCAAAGAGGACGTTCAACCCCTCTTACTTCACAAGCTGTTATTCAACCGCGTCTGTTTTAATTATGGCTGAACAAAAGAAAAAGAAAGACAAAAAATGGATTCAAGGCATGGAGATGAAGGAAGGTGCCTTCACTGCTAAAGCCAAACGCAAAGGCATTACCACTGCTCAACTGCAGGAAAATGTCCTTTCTAATCCAGATGATTACGATGACAAAACTGTTAAGCAAGCACGCTTGCGTCAAACGTTGGTAGGATTGAAAAAGAGAAAAGATAAGAAGTAATGGCAAAAGATCATCGCCTGGCACTGGATCGTTATATTGACTTCACCAAGGATCCTTTCCTGGTAAAACGTAAAGTTGACTTTGATGATTCGTTTTCATCAAAGCCCTCCACAGGTAAAGCGCCATGGATGCCAAGCCGCTTTACAGAAGATGACCTATTGCGTCGTGTACAAACACGTAAGTTACAACTGAATCCAGGCCTTAACTTCGTTGGTAATTCACCAGAAGAATACGAAGTGTTTGCCAATATTGGTCGCTTCACACGTAAAGAAGGTTACAACTTTGAAGAAGGCAGGCCTAATACTGCGTTGCGTCCAGAAGATCAGCCAGGTTTTTCTCCCATCTGGGTCGAAGCTTATCGCATTAGCCCAACCGTCAAGCCAGAGAAGCGTGCTTCCAATCCAATGCCACGTGTCAATAACCCAGATCCCAAGGGCTACATGATGGCAGCAGCAGAGCAGCGTGCATTGAAAGAAGCAGAAGGCGATAAGTCTGTTGCTCAGCTAATGTCTAGTACGCCAGAAGATAAAGCAGAAATCTTTAAACGTAATAATGAAGACGTTAAGAAGGCTTAAATCAGGCCATCTATAATAAAAGAAAAACAATACCATGGCGTCTGCGGCAGGTTTTGCACAACTATTAAAAGATGTCGCTAAACCGGCCCTTACGAGTGGCGGCCTTGCGACCGGACTGTCTTTACTAAGTGGTGCCACTCCCCTGCAAGCACTTGCCTCTGGTGCTGTAGACGTTGGAGCAGATGTTATTGCTTTAGGTGGTTTGCGTGCGCTCCGGCCTAATGCGTATAAACCTATTAGGACAAGAAATTTAGATACAGGAGAAGAAACAGTTGTACAAGGCACTCACCGTTTTGAGACGCCACTTAATATTGCTGCGTCTATTGGCGCTGGTTATGTAACCTCTCCACTTATCTATGGGACAGGACAACCACAGCAGATCGCACAACAAGTTGAACAACGCGCGTTAGTTAATCACTTGCAAACACCTCAGCTTTTATCTGAAGGTACCAACTTCCAGATGGCTGGTTTACCAGATCCACAGGATTTCCAACAGTTGTTAAATCAACGTGGTGGTTGGCAGCAGTACTTGAGTCCTGAAGATCAAGCGTTGATTCGGCAAACGTTAGGAGGTGCAGGGTGATGGGCTTTCAACAACTTCTCAATCAAGTAGGTGAGGTAAAGCAAAAGCTAGCTACAGGTGCAAGCAAAAGTGCTGAAGCCAGTCGTCTTGCATATCTCCAGGGGGAACGTAATCCAACGATTCTTAAAGAAGCACCTGGCATCAAAAACATCACTCGACAGCAGTACCATCAAAACCTAGAAAAATTAGGTGTTTCTTTTAAAGAGACACCCGTCGAGGCAACCGCTGCTTTTGCCACCCGTCTGATGACGGACCTCACCAATGACGGCACACGTGGCATCTATTGGCGTTACAACCACCCACTAGCCATTCTTGAGGCAGGCGCCAAGACTGCCCTTGGAGAGAAAGCATACGAAGCCCTGGGGCCTACAAAGACAGGCCTTATCACCGCCAGTATTGCCGTCCCAGTTACAGCAGTTGCTGGTGCCTACAACATCTTGAATCCTGGTGAGATGTTCAGGCCAAAGGGTTTTGCCCAGGCTTATGCAGCGGAAGGATCAGAAGATCGCAGGGAAACAACGCAACCTGTTCCTGAACTGTTTGAGCGTTTCTTCCTTGGCCGTACTGGACGCCCTCTTGCTTACGAAGAAGCACAAAAAGATATTCCTTCCTTGACACCTGAACGTTACGGTAATTATCTACGTAACTACTATCAAGACAAAGGCTTCCTTGGTCTTATCAAGGCAACACCTGAAAATCTTGAGGGTGTACCAGAGGCTCGCATGCTTGGTTATCCAATCACTATTCCATCTGTTACTGCGGCTGTTGGCGGTATTGCTGGCGCTGCAACTGCGATACGTACTGCTCCCAAGTTGGGAGGTTCCTTCAGGCGTGGTTTAGGTGGTGCTGCGTTGGGTACGGGTGCTGGCATTATTGCTGGTAACTTAGCTAATACTGCACTTGCATCAAAAGCAACCGAGCAAAAATTACCGACCGTTGGTCAGTATGAAATAATGCAGTGATAGAATTTATCTTATAAAGGATCAAACTTATACATATGTTTGGCGTCTTTGATACACAATACGGACAGCAGTCAGGGTTTGTTCCTCGTGATCCTCTGAGCGCTGTTAATCCTCCGCGTAATCCTCTTTCCCCTGGGCAAACACAGGTTACCCCTGGTAGTACCACGCCAACAGCTCCTGATTTTCTTGCTCGGTTTAAAACCGGAGAGCTTTTCTCTAAGGCAGGGGAAAAAACAAAAGCTACTGTTGATGCAGCAGGAGCCGCTTTAGGTGCTTTACCAGTGGGGCGCATTGGTTTACTTGGTGGCATGATTGCCCCGGCAATGACGGCCATCGAAGAAGCTCAAGCAGGGCGTACCACAGGTGCTGTCGGTGCTCTTGGTGGCGGTGCTATTGGTGCATTAGGTGGTGCAGCTATCGGCAAGGTTGCCCTTGGTGGACTTGCTGCTGCTCCAGGTCTTGCTGGTGTTATTGGAAAAATTGGGCAAGCTGCTTTACCTGTAATTGGTGGAATGATCGGCGCTCCTACTACTGCAGCCGCCGCAGAATCCATCCGTCAAAAAGTCACTGGTGAGCCAACGAAGGGTAAGGAAGATTCCTTTAGTACTCAGCTTGCAATGCGCGGTAAGATTACCGAGCAAGACTTGAGTATGCTAAATCGTGAACTTGGTGTTCGCACAAGCAACATCAAAGATCTGACTCAGTTCTACAACCAGGCTCAGGTTGACCAATTCAAAGCAATGGCGCCCGAGCTGGAAAAAGCTAAGCGCAATGACTTCATTCGTTATCAATCGGCAATGGCACTCCAAGGCAACATCCAAGGTCAACTTGGTGTGTTAGCGACTGCAGGTGCATTGGCCCAAGGTTCACAGCAAGGTAATTATGCTCTTACCCAAACGGCTTTGCAAAATAATCCGTATACACAGGCAATTATGCCGGCACCACAAATTCGTTTCGGATGATCACCGATGACTTCTTTTGTAAAAGGCCAGTCTTTTAGTAGTGGTCCAGTATGGGATCAAATGCGTTTCGGTGGTGAGCAGACTCCTGGAACAATTCCTATCGCTGGTAGTTATCTTGATCAGCTAGGAACTTTCTTTTCATCTATACCTAAAGATTTAACCGGTGAAGATAGGGCCTTATATGGTCTTCTTGGGGCACAGTCAATTGGTGCTTCTGAAACTGCTAAGCAAAACAAAGAGATGATGCGAGAGTGGATGACTTACCAAGAAAGCGCCGCACAAAAAGCTAATGAAATGGGCATTCGCAACCAAGTCATTGGCTCTTTTCTGAAAGATGTACCTGCTGCTATTAGCAATGCATTTGCGCAACGTCAGCGGTATACTCCCGAACAAATTGAGATAGCCGCGCGTGCAATGCAGAGCCAACCTCGCGGAGGATCTATTCCTAACTACTACAGTTTTGTCGGGTAAAATAAAAGCATGGCAGGAAGCGCTGGTTCAATTAGTCAGTTTTTCCCTGATGTTTTCGGGGCTGGCGCACCGATGTCAGCCGCTGGTTCGGCGGCAACCACTTCAGCAGCAACAGGAGCAGGATCAATGGCATTAGGACCGTGGATGGCGGCATCTGCAGGTATTCAAGGACTTGCTGGTATTGCCGGCGGTCTGATGGGCCAGCAGTCCGCACGTGAAGCTCAAGAGGAAGCAAACAAAAACATGGTTCGTGGCTGGGGCTACGACATGTTTTCTCGTGATCGAGAAAAAGCTACTCAGCTAGCAGCTCTTAGGGAAGGAAATTATTTCATGCAGAGTCCAGTTTTTCAGCAGAACCAAGGACAAGACTTTCGTCAAGCATTCATGCTGTCTGGAAAATTTGATCCGTACTTAACTGCAATGGCATCCAAGGTCGGTTGATATTCCCTGGTTTAAAATAAAAACAACTCGTTCTAGATAATATGGCTTTTGGTACTGAGCCGAGTGAAGGTCATCATACATCGATGTCGATGTTTGAAGACTACCCTGCAAAAGCAGCAAGGCTTTCTGGTAAAGAAAGGAAAGGTATTCGTGCTACTGCTAAGTCTCTTTTTGAGCAAAGCCCAAGTGATGCCATTTCATATCTAGCAAGTCAACGCGGTTATACAAATTTCCGGCCTGACCGCTTGATGGGCAAGCTCATGGCTCGCCCTGTAGACTATGAAAAATTTAAACCAATTGCTTCTTCTGCTTTCCAGAGTTTACTAGGACGTGATATTGATCAGGCGGATTGGGATCAAGCAACTGACTATGCAAGATCTTTAAACGTAAGGGATCCATACGCTTTCCAATCTTTGTTGAATGAACAGATTGCTTTGCGTAATCCAAATAAAATCATGACACAGGCTGATCGCGAATGGCAGTCTATGTATGGCAACATGCAAAGGGATGCACAAGGTAATCTTCAGCGTGGCATGGTCACTTTTGACCCTGAACGCTTCAAGCGTATGGCCAGTGATCTAAAAGGTGTGCTTTCTAGTAATATCAATATTTCTTCCAACATGTCTAGCATCTAACTGGACATCTAAACACGTCTTCCTTTTTTCTGTTACGCTTATCGTGACCTAAAAAAGGGCCATGTTGTTTTTAAGTAAGTTAGAAGAGCTTTACAAGAATCCAAAGATTTGTGTCCGTCGCTCCAAGATTCATCGCTGGGGCGTTTTTGCCATAGAAGACATTAAAGAGCGCGAGATCCTGGAAGAGGCGCCTTATTTTGTCTTAACAAAAGAAGAGATTGATAATGTACCGACTTGTGGCGTTTATAGTTACTGGCTAGAAGACACCAAATCTTTAGTTGGTATGGGTTTCGCAGGCCTCTATAACCACAGCTTTGAAGCAAACGTTGATTATCAAATAGACAAAATCAGCGAGGTTATACGGCATTACGCAAAGCGTGATATCACAAAAGGCGAGGAACTACTTCTGAACTATGGCAGTGAAAATGGATGTTTTAAATCCAATACAGATCAGGGTTGTTTAAACTAAGGATAAGTATTTTTTACGGAGCATACCAATGGGCGGCATGGGTGGCGGTGGCGGCGGTGGAATGGGAGGAGGAGGCGGTGGTGGTGGCGCACCTTCTGGTGGTGGCGGTGGAGCAATGTCTTCCGGCGGTGGCGGCGGAGGCGGCGGCGGAATGAGTGGAGGAGGAGGTGGTGGCGCACCTTCTGGAGGAGGAGGCGGCGGCGGTGGAGCAATGTCTTCCGGTGGCGCACCTTCTGGTGGTGGCGGTGGTGCCATGGGCGGCCCTTCTATTGCCGGTGTACAAATCGGTAATAAATTGAATGCTGGAGAAGTACAACAACTTTTAAACCAAGGACTAACCCTTCAGCAAATCCAGAATCGAGCTGGAAACAAAGATATCAACCTTGCTTCGGGCGCTAAAACTCTTTTTAAACCGGCTGCTCCTACTGCAACAGGAACTCCCGACACAACTACGACGACCACAACAGACTATGGCGATAGTTACTACGAAAATCAAATTCCTTATTCTGAATACGATTTATTCGGTGAAACATTTAGCGCTCAGATTCAAAATCAAGGTCTTGAGAATGTTGAACGAATCCGTCAAGCTGGAGCTACAGAGCGTTTAAAGTATGAGGTAGACAATAAAATTCCTCAGATACAAGCTGAGTCAAAAGGTAAATTAGACTTGCAGGCTATCGTTAACGCTGGCTATAAAAATATTGCCAACATTGAAAGAGGAACGGAAATGGTTCGTAACGTTACGAGTATGTTCAATTTCTAAATTGAATATACTAAAATACTTGTAGAGTCAACCTTTTGAGTAAATGTCTTTTTCTACCAGCACCCCTGGCCGTAATACCCGGACCAAAGCTCAGCTCATGGCTGAAGGCATGTCTGATACTGAAGCGCAGCAACTCGTAGACGCTAATGTTGCTCGCCAGTACGGCGGCGGTATGTCGGCTGCTGAACTGCAGGATTTTGAATCCCTCATTGGCCGTCTTGAAGGTTCCAAGATGCGTCAGGCTGCTCAGTCCAACCGTGCACGTCAACGTGATACCTTTGCTGGTGGCCTTGCCAGCATGATGGGTAACTTCTAAGATGCAGGACTCTTCTGCCGATACTTCCGCAGAGCTGGGTCGTTATCGCCAGGCGGCAGATGTTGCGTATAAATACGCCAAAAGCCGCCTTAACAAAGAGCAACCTTCAGATAAACTGAATAAAGAAGAAACTGATATCAAAGAAGATATCAAGGAAACGGAACGACCATGAACGACGAAGATTTTTATTACGACGATGATAAGGATTTAAATTCTTATGATCTGTTGTTTGATGAGGACAAAGCACGTAAAGCTGCGTCTGCCGTTAAAATCTTCCAGGACGTTTCCGTTGGTTCTTCCAAAGAGAAGATGAAGGAAGCTGGTGCACAAGAACGAGCCTCTATTGGAACATCAGGTGAAGAACAAAGAAAGTCTGCAGCTCAAGCCCAGGACTTCAGCGAAAGCGACGAGGCAAGGGATTACGCTCAGTCCCAAAGAGCATATCGATATTGAGATCTTCGACCAGTGGGTCGATAATCTAGACGCACCAACAGAGCAAGCATATAGGGCATTCTGTGCGGAGAACTTCTCGGTAATCGAATGTTATCTGTATGCTCGCTTCTTGCGTTATAACGGATGCATTACAGGCTGTGATCTCTGGCTCCAACACAACTATCCAAAGCCTGATCACCGCAAGGTTTTGATCAATGAAATTGAAGCTATGCAGGAGGACATCCGCAAGCTTCGAGAAGATATTGATAACAGTGTTGTCAAACGTGATTCTGGCGTTGCAAGGATCGCCAGCATGCAAAAAGAACTCCGTGGCACCATCGCCCAAATTGATCTGTTCACAGGCAACAAAGATCGCAAGGGCTTGCTAATGGCTGGTGCTGACCGCGCCATACGTGAGTTACTGACCATCTTCAAAGATGACCCTATTGAAGTTCCCCTGGAAGAAGCATCAATGAGCGTATGGTCTCACATGCAAATGGAAGAATAGATAAATTAGACTAGACCTATGCAAAAACCACCTCCGCAACCTCCTGTTTTCGGTGAAGATATTGCCGGACGTTTGTTTGAAGTTGCTCGTCAACTCCAAAAAAATCGAGAGTCAGGGGCTGCTGTCACTCGTCCAACTCCCCTTGCGCAGAATGTTGCACAAGGCCAAGAAGTTATGAATGCATTAATGCAGAAGAAACAGAATGAGCAAAAATAAAATGCCGCCTGAACTCTTGGAGCACTTCAAGAAAAAAGAAGCCAAGAACGAAGACGGGAGTGAGATGTCGGATAAAGAGAAAAGAAAAGCAGCCCTAGATAAAGCACGTAAATACCAAGCAAGTAAAAGAAACAAAGAGGATGACAAATAGGGTAGTATTCAGTAATACACTGAACGATACCTACCGTGCCTGCATACCAGCATCTTGCCTACCGTCGTAACGCACAAGCTGCTGCACGCAAGCAACAAATTCGTATTCCACGAAACCTTGAATCTCTTCAGAAAGCAAGGGAAGATTTTGGTTTCTTTTGTGAGTACGTAGCTGATAAACCTCCTGCTCAACACCACAAGGAGTGGCATCGTCATTTTGTAACCGATCAGGACAGCACTTGTCTTTTGAAGATTGCTGGACCTAACGTTGATCTACTGGCACCCAGGGGCTCCGCTAAAAGCACGGTTCTCGGTCTGTTCACTGCCTGGGCCATTGGCGTCCACACGCAAGCCAAGAAGCCGCTACAGATCCTTTATTTGTCTTACACGGTTGATATCGCACGTTCCAAGTCGGCAACCATTAAACGCATCATTGAAAGTAAACGATACCAAGAAGTATTCCCAACAGTCCGTCTTCTTAAGAACGTCACCAGTAATGAGTACTGGTCCATTGACCACAAGTTTGCTGGTATTGATACCACAGGTGAAGAACAGTTCACACTCTGCGCAGCAGGCCTTAAAGGTTCGGTGACCTCCAAGCGTTCACACCTTGTGATCATTGATGACGCCATTAAATCTGCGGCAGACATCTCCAACCCTGACATCCGTAAACAGATGCAGGACAACTGGAATGCGGTGATTGCACCCACCATGTTTGAAGGGGCACGAGCCATCTGCCTTGGTACCCGCTTCAGACATGATGACATTCATTCCACAACCTTTAATACGCAAAACAACTGGTTGCAAATTGTGTTGTCTGCAATCTTGCAAGATCCTAAGTCTGGGGACGAGAAATCATATTGGCCAGAGATGTGGTCATTGGATTACTTGAAGGAAAAGAAACGACAAGCGCCTATTGCTTTTTCGTTCCAGTACATGAATCAAGTCATCAGGCAAAATGAATTGTCGTTGGCTCCAGAGCTGATTGTTAAAGCGGAGATTGCAACAGAGTTCGACACGCTTGCCGTAGGGGTTGACTTATCTGCTGGTACGAAAGAAAAAAATGATTACACCGTTATGGTGCTTGGTGGACGCATCGGAGATCAGATTCACGTCATTGATTACCGCCGCTTGCGTGTGATGGGCAACCTAGAAAAACTAGACGCTCTTAAAGAATTACTTAATGATTGGTCGATACTTGGCTGCGATGAAAGCGGTAATTATTTTCCGACCTACTCCACGTGTGACATTTACTCAGAAGCCGTGCAATATCAGGCTTCCCTGGAAGCCGACTTTAAGCGTGTATGTTTAAACAACGAAAGTCTTTACAACTTGAATTGGCATCCCGTTAAAGGATTCCGTGCTGATAAGCTGGCACGCTTCCGTGGTTGTATGGGACTTTTTGAGGACCGTAAGATCATCTTCAATCGCTATCGCAACTTTACCGCGATGTTTGAAGAGCTGACAAACTTTGGTGTTAGTAGTCATGACGACTGTGTCGACGCTCTTGTTTGGATGATTAACGGTCTTATGAAAAAAGGTAAACTTCAACTTGATTACTAAACCTTAGAATTAGAAAAAAGCGAATTTGGTCGTGGGGCCTGAATACATTGCTATCGGTTTGACGGCCGTTGTGTCCGCTATTACTGGTGGCAGTTGGGTCGCAGGTAAGATCCTTGGCAGGCAAAATGACCAGATACAGCAAGCTTTTAATTACATCGGTTCGCAAAAGCGAAGGATTGACGTCTTGGAAGACGATTTAAAACGTATGCCTTTAGAGTACGTTCTTAAGGTTGACTTCCTAAGAGAGATCCAACAAATGCATGACAACTTCAATCAAATCAATGCAAAGCTTGATAAGCTGGTTGAGAAATTACTTGAATCCAAATGAGTTACATCCTCGAGGTCCAGGAGAACGAGAACGGAGATCAGTACATTGTTCTTCCCGATGAGGTGATAGAAGAGCTTTGCTGGCAAGAAGGCGACGTACTTAACTGGGATGTTCGCGGCACTGGCATCATTATTTCCAAGGTCAATGATGCGGCTGGCTATGAGGTTATAGAAGAGTAGAATAAACGGATTGATAGTTAGATAAATGCGTATTACAGGCGGCATTCCAGTAGGTGGAAATTTAGGGTTAGGAGCAATTGCCGGTGGACTTAGCTTTCCTATCGGCCCTGGAAAATCCGACGTAGACGAAGAAGAACAATTCAAAGAAATGTTCAAAGTCCCTGGTAGTTGGCGTCAGCAGATAAAAGATTACCAGCGCGAGAATCCGCTCCAACGGCAAATGCCTTCTGCTGGCATAGGTAATGTTGGCGGTGTTTTGTTATCACAAGCAGCCCCTGGCATGCAGCTGGCTAATTCTCAGTTTTATATGGGGCCTCAATTTGGGCAAGTTCCAGCTGGTTTCCACGATAAAATTGTTTCTTGAAAACTGCTACCATTAAAGGAGAGAGGAATAATTAATGGCTGACGCTAAAGCCCGACTCCACGAAATCATCAATGCTTACCTGGATAAAAACAGTGACATTGTTGTAGATACGGGTATTGTTGCGTCCCATATTGCACAGATGAAACTCTTTGGTATTCGCCAAGGAGTTGAGTTCTTTCCAGGACAAGATAACTTTGGCGCTCAGCGCAAAGACTTTATCGACAGGGTCCTTAAGTACAACAAGATGGATACCCGCTTGGATTCCATCTGGGAATACTTTTTGTGTGATGGTAAAGGACTTTTTTACATCCGTCCTACCAAGCAGAGCTATAGACTTTATTACTTTCGTGAACATGAATATCGTGCCTATTACAACGTTGACGGTGAGCTTGACGAAGTCGTAATCATCTACAGCTACAAGGTGCGCCGTGGCAATGGCTTTGGCGATCAAATTAATACAGTCAATATTACTGGATCGCAAAGCACATACAATCCTGGTGCTAAACGTTATATCCGATTATCAATTAAACCAAAAGAAATTGAAGAGACGCACTCCGATTCGGAGCTGAATTTTGACATGCCAACCTATGCGTTAACAGGTAATACCAAAACGCTTAAAAATAGTCTTGGCTTTATTCCTTGCGTTGAGATCATCAACAACACCCAAGGCTTTTCAAATGAAGGCTCTGGTGAGTTTGATGCAGTTGCTAATCACATCTGTACGCATGATGAATTGATGCGCACCATGCGCAAGAACATTACTTTCTTTGGTAACCCAACACTGCTTTCGTCACGTCCCAAGACAGACCTGATGGAAGCAGGTGGGGACATGAGCGTTCAGCGACCTTCTATTGCAGCAAACTCTGGCTTCACAAGCCCTGCTGCCTTGAGCCGCTCTACGTTCAAAGCAGATCCTGTCAGCCGTGGTGTTGATGGCCAGATCCGTGTACCAAGAGTTATTGCAAACCTGGAACCAAACGACCGTGTTGGTTACATTGTTCCCGATGCAATTACGGGTGACCAAAATGCATTTGCGCGGCAGTATCGAGAAGAGATTCGTACAGCACTTGGCGGTGTTGATGAACTGTCCATCTCCGCAGGCGTGACTGCAACTGAGTACAAATCACTGTTTGGTCGCGTAGCCGCTACATCCAAGAAGAAAGCAAATTCTATTTACACCCATGGCATCTGTCGTTGTCTTGAGTTGATTATTTACCAGGAAGAACAACTCTTCAAGACTACGCTTGCGATGGCAGCAGGCTTGGAAAAGCCCGTGGATCTACCTGACGGTGCTTCCCCAGAAGAAGAGATGGCATATGAAGAAGCAATGAAGCAATACAATGACCAACTCAAACAACTTATGATGGCTTGTGTGGAGACCCAACAGATTCCACCCAAGGTTATTGGTCTTATTCCGGACGGTGATTTAACTATTTTGTGGCGTTGGATGGGTCCTGTTTATGAGGACTCCACCCAAGACATCCTCAACAACTCCATCGTGGTACGGAACCTCCAGGAGTTAGGTGTTGATAGCATTGAAGCACTGAAATACCTCTTCCCGTCTAAGACGGATGAGGAAAGGGCCGAGATGTTATCTGGGTTCCCTTTCAGGATGGTGAACGAATTACAGGGTGCATACTCTCAATTCGCTCGCTTAGTGGGGGGAATGATGCAGACTCCCCACCCGCAAGCACCGGATCTTCCGATGGCTGCGGATCCAAGATTGGATTTAACTCCATATCTGTATCGAACATTAGAAGCTCTACAAAAGGAGATGAGTTATGCAGGACGCTACCGTCCAATCGATCCCACAGACGAGCCAAGCACCAGTGGCGGTGGCTCCAAGCAGCTACGTGGTACCAGCCCAGGCTCCAGTACCCCAAGCTCCAGTGGCGTATCAGGTGGGTACCAGCTACCCCCAAGCGGTGCCTCAGGCGGCCCCCAATTACCAATCAGCCCCTACTCAGTACGCCCCCCAATACCAAGCGGAAGCGAACAGCAATCCGTGGGAATCGGCGTTCAACAAGGTGGTGAATCTGCTGAGCAGTCCAGTTCAATCCCCGTTCCAGGGTCAATCATCACAGATTCCGACCCAGTACGCACCGGCCAACTACGGTCAGCAGTACAGCAACCCAGCTACGCAACAATCGGCTCCGCAGACCTGGTCACCCAACCAGATCTCCTCGCCCAACTCTTCCCAAACCTACTCGGTTCAATCCTTGGAGGACGTGGCGAATCTCCTCGAGTGGAGCCCGGAAACGCGTCAAGTGGTAAGCGCGTACGGGGTAGAAGCACCCGCAATTCTAAATAATTACGGCCTCCAACTGGAAGCCATGCTTGACAGTGCTGTTGCCTGGGGCAGCAAGGCACAAGAAGTCCTTCATCGTTATGCCGATTTCTCGGTTGCTGAGCACCAAGAGAATCTGGCTTACAACGAAATCCTGACCAATCCTGATGTACTCAGCGATTACACGCTGAAGTTCTTTGGTCCTGAAGGTCCGTACCCTGTGTATGAGGATGAGTCCCAACTGGAAACCCGTGGTTATCCTACGGAATCGATCCAGAACTACATGGGTCAAT